CTGGATTTAGTGCTGTTGGTAGTGATACTGCATCTACATTTACTGTTAGTGCTGCAACTTCATCTGACACTTCAACAAGAGCATTTACAATTAATGTTAAACAACCTGTTACACAAACATTCAACTATACTGGTTCTGTTCAGTCATTTAGTGTTCCCTCTGGAGTAACAGCTGTTACTGCAACAATGTGGGGTGGCGCTGGTGGCGGTTCAATTGGAGAAGGTACAGATGGCACAGGTGGTGCTGGTGGTTTTGCTACTGGTACTGTTAATACAACATCTATTAGTTCATTTGCTGTCGCAGTTGGTGGTGGTGGAACAGTCACAGGGAATGGCTCATCAAGAGGTAGTAGGGCATACCCTAATGGCGGCCTTGCTTCTCTTAGATCAAATTATCAAAACGGTAATGGTGGCGGACTCTCTGGTATATTTAACGGCTCATTTACTTTTTCAAACTCTCTAATTATTGCTGGTGGCGCTGGTGGTTCTGGGGGTAAAGGTGGCGCTGGTGTTGGTTCAACTGGTGGTCATGGTGGTGGTTCAACTGGTGGCGGTGGTCACTCATCAAACGCTGGTGGATCGATGACAACCACTGGTGCAACTCAATCTGCTGCTGGTGCCAGTCCTACCAGCGGTGGACTACCAAGTGGAACTGCGCCTGGGCAACTCCAAGGTGGCGATTCTGGTAACGGACAAGCTTGGAATGCGAGTTGGAACGCAACTGGTGGTGGTGGTTCTGGTTACTATGGTGGCGGTAGTATTGACTCTAACCATGCCGGTGGTGGTGGTGGTTCTGGATACCTTCACCCAACATTAGTATCCAGTGGAACACTAACTGGACTTGGTCATGCTGCAAGTGGAAGTCCTTCTACAATTAATCCTCCACAAACAAGCAATACCCATTATTCATCTGGTATTGCTGTAGGAAAACTTGGAGCAGTTACTGGTGGTAATGGTAAATTAGTAATTACATACTAACCTCTTAAAAATACCAAACCAAACCCTCTTCTGAGGGTTTTCTATTATATCTAATACACAATCCTTATAAATAGAAGGAAGAAGGAGAATGTGTATAGATGGCTACGATTTCAAATATATTTATCAACCAAGGTGCTGACTTTAGCACAACTGTGACTATTTCAGATAGCACTGGTTCTGCACTAGACTTAACTAGTTATACTGCACTTGCACAGATTCGTAAAACTTACGAGTCAGCGACTGCAACAGGGTTCACTGCAACCTTTGATGGTGTTAGAACCACTGGTAAGATTACTCTCTCCCTCACTGATACTCAAACTTCTGCTCTTGAATCTGGACGCTATGTGTATGATTTACTCATCACAGGTGCATCTAGTGACAAGACTAGGGTCGTTGAAGGTATTGCTACTGTTAACCCAAGCGTATCTAGGAGTTAGATTGAATGTCAATTAGTGCGAAAATAAGTACATCAAGTACAATAAAAGGTTCAGTATCACAGGGGAATCAATCTCAAGTGACTCGTATCACTGTGCCTGGCCCCAAAGGGGATTCGGGTGCAGCAGGTGGAAAACTTATTGACCTCGCAGATGTGAATAGTGATACCGTCCAAGACGGTGCATTAATTCAGTATGATGGTGGAACTGAAAAATTTGTTATAACGAATGCAATAGAGACCGATACAGGCACAATACGTCTGAACGGCGGAACATTTTAACTAAAAAACAAGGTAGAAAATAATGTCAACAATTATTCAAATTAAAAGAACCACAACGGCAAATCTACCCACTACTCTAGAGCAGGGTGAGTTTTCGTATATTTACGACACTGGCACCACTGATACTGATGAGGGTGGTAACGGTGGTAGACTCTTTATCGGTGATCCGACATCGAATTCAAATACTCCATTAAAAGTAGGTGGTAAATATTACACCGACTTGATGGATCACACACACGGAACTTTGACGGCAAGTACCGCAGTTCTCGTGGACTCAAGTAAAAAAGTTAATGAGTGGTTTGTAGATAACCTCAAACTTGATGCTAACGCAATCACCTCAACAAATACAAATGGCGACATTACTGTAACTCCACATGGAACTGGTAAGTCTGTCATATCAAATATATACACAGATGCAACTACATCTCTTCAAGAGTATATTCAAGACCAAACAGGTGGTGCTGTAACTGCTGGTGAAGGTATTGATGTTGTATATGATGATACTGCTGGTACAACCACAATTTCTGGTGAAGATGCTACAGTAACAAATAAAGGTATTGCCTCGTTTGCAACAGCAGACTTCGGTGTTGCCTCTGGTGCTGTATCACTATCTGATACAGTTGTTAAAGGTTTCACAACAGACAGTGGTGCATTAACTGTATCTGGTCATGCGATTTCTGTCCTTGGCGGTGAAGGTATGGATGTTACTCACACTGGCACAACAATTACTGTTGCTGGTGAGGATGCAACTGTAACTAATAAGGGTGTTGCTTCTTTCGCAACTGCTGACTTCGCAGTAACTTCTGGTGCAGTAACTATTAAAGCACTAGGTGTTGCAAACGGACAAATTGCAGCAGATGCCGTAAATGGTGATAAGATTGCAGACAACGCTATTGACTCAGAACACATTACTAACGGTTCTATTGATGTTGGACATCTTGCTGGTGGAATTACAAACGCAAAACTTACTAACGATGGAATTACAATCGGTAGTACTGATACATCACTTGGAGACACAATCACTGCATTGGCAGGAATGACTCAAATTGATATTGACAACTTAACATTAAATGGTAACACAGTATCATCTTCAGATACAAACGGTGACATAAACCTAACTCCAAACGGAACAGGTACAGTTGTTGTTCCATCTGGTTATGAGGGGCGTGCTGGATTTACTTCACAGTCTCTTGTTAACAAAACATATGTTGATCAAGTTGCAAACGGACTTGATGTTAAAGCATCTGTAAGAGTTACTACAACTGCAAACTTAGTTGCAACATATAACAATGGTAACGGAACACTTACTGCAAACTCTAATGGCGCAATCGTAGTTGACGGTGTTACTCTTGTTTTAAATAACAGAGTACTTGTTAAAGACCAAACAACACAAACACAGAATGGTTTCTATAAAGTAACTACTGTGGGTTCGGGTTCTGCTGCATTTGTTCTAACAAGAACTCCAGACGCAAACGAAGCATCTGAAATTACTGGTGGAGCATTTACTTTCGTTGAAGAAGGTACTGCAAACGCAGACAACGGTTACGTTGCAACACATAACGGTGTCCCAACTCTTGGTAGTACTAACATCACATTCGACCAGTTCTCTGGTGCTGGACAAATTTCTGCTGGTGCTGCTCTAACTAAAAATGGTAACACAATTGATGTTGCAGTTGATGACAGTTCAATTGAAGTATCTGGTGATGCACTACAAGTTAAAGCACTTGGTATTACTAACGGAATGCTTGCTGGTTCGATTGCAAATGCAAAGTTAACAAATAGTGCATTAACTATCAACTCACAATCAATTTCACTTGGTGGTTCGCATACACTTGACACTGGTGATTTTGCAGAGAATGGAAACTTATTCTACACAGATGAAAGAGTTGATGATAGAATCAACGCATTGTTTGTTGCTGGTGAAGGCATCGATTTAACATACAATGATTCTTCAAACACATTCACTGTCGATGCAGAACTTGCTACTGCATCAAACAGAGGTGTTGCATCTTTTGCTACGGCAAACTTTACAGTCTCAAGTGGAGCAGTTACCGTTACAGGTATTGATGGTGGCACGTATTCATAAGGGATAGGTTCTCAATATGTCAACCGTAATAAAACTTAAAAAAAGTGAAACCGCACTTTCCAAACCTGCTACGAGTGATCTCGTTGCGGGCGAGGTTGCGATTAATGCTTTAGACCAAAGAATATTTGTTCGTGATAGTAACTCTAAGATTATTACTATTGGACAAGCAGGAGGTAAGCGACACGAAAATGTTGCTGTTGAGTACACAGTTACAGTTGCTACCAA